AGTCATACCGCCTCAATACTATTCATAAGTCTTTCGCTTTCTTTCCTACTCGCATCACTAGAATACAAACGACCTGCCTGAATCTCGCTCTTAGTCTCAGCGTGCTTCTCTAAATGTGCTGAACCATTAATAGATTTAGGTTGCAAACCACTCTGACGCAACCGCTTATACGCAGACATGTCAGCATCTTTAGCTTTTTCAGCTTTCTTCGTAGCGTCTAAATCAATTACAGAGTTACGAGAAGGCATAGCAGAAGGCGCAATGTTAACACCTGAAATAAGTTTGCTCATTGCCTGGCCACAATCAACGCAATGAAACGAATGCTCATCATTGAAGCCATGTATTATTTCTTCAACGTTTCCACATTGTGTGCATCTATAGTCATACCGTGGCATAACCCTCAACCTCTATTCCGTAACCAGCATTTTTTAACGAATTTAGTTCATCATCTGTAAAATCGGTAGGGGATTCATGCCCACCATATATTGTCCGAGAAACTGTACTCATGTCTGCCGGTTGTCGAGTCGTTACCGACCCATCGTTTAATATAAATATATTAACGCCTCTAGCCGTCGGAGGATAGAATCTGCGTAAGTTCCTAGCAGGGCTAATAGTAGGAAACCTGGTAACGTCTAATGTTGGAACCGTATTTTCAAATACAGGTATATATTTTGTATTGAATAATAGTTGATCTACAGACGTTGTAGCATTAATTGTAGACACATCTATGTTCTGATCCATACTGACGGTCACAGACGGCGTTGTAGACGTTCCACCTATTACTGATGGTTCTACATCAGCATTGCCTGAAATCGTCGCAGACGGCGTTGTAGCAGCCGTAGAAACAAGGCTAGGAGCTACACTTGCTGTACCAGATATAGTCGCAGAAGGCGTAGTTGAAACACCAGCAATAACACTAGGGGCTACGCTAGCCGTACCCGATATTGTCGCCGACGGCGTAGTAGTAGCGCCAGCAATAACGCTAGGAGCTACACTAGCTGTCCCGGATACAGTCGTAGCAGGAACAGTCGTTGTACCTGCAATCACCGCAACGGCAGCATTCGCAAAGGCTGTTACGGTTACAGCCGGAACAGTCGCAGTACACGCTATTGTCGATGCGTTGACTGTCGCATCTGCTTGCGAATAGTTTACGCTTGAACTTGCGTAGGTAACCGCAGATGAGCTGTAGTTTATTGTCACCTGCTGACCTCACTACTCGTCGCCGTACAGGGACTCCTCAGATGCGGTATTCTTACCAACCAAAGAAAATGACTTATCGCCAACCTTCGTAGCAGCCCAACTCTTAAGAACTGACAGCACAGCAGCAAACCCAGAAGCTATAACAAGTTTCCAGTTGCTTACTCCCATGTCAAGAAAGCTGTTACCACTGATCGTGGCTACTGCTGCTTGTACGAACGTCGCTCCGCATCGCTCAAGTAAATCTAGATATTCTTTCATCGTAATAATGCCTTCCAAGTATTTGGTCCAACTACGCCGTCAACATATAGTAGCCGACGCTTCTGGAACTCCACAACAGCCTTTCGAGTAAGTCTGCCATAATCAGAATCTATCTTGTACCGATACAATCCCTTAGCAGCTAACAACTGTTGCACTACTTTCACCGCTGCCCCTTTAGATCCTTTCTTCAAAGGATGAGCAGTAACTAGGGCTTCTATCTCAGCAAACGCAGCAGCAATACCCTTTACATCTTGCTTCGCTGTTTTCTTAGCTTTTGTGCCTTTCAATGCTGGCGCATCAAACCATTTGACTTTGCCGTTTACGACTTTGCAAGGCTGATGATGCCACCACTCACCAGGCACATAAGCGACCATGCCATATGACTTTGCTATGGCGTTCACTTGAGAAGTACTGATACCTCGACCAGTAATTCTAAAATCAACGGCATAACCCCAGTTATCAAACGCTGGTTGTTGCATGTGATATGACCCTTGGAAACCTGAAGATGTTTTGCGATCCGGGTTGGCAGCTAAGTTAAATCCTGGCCTACCGCTTTTGTATCCGTCGTAGAAGTATTTTTGTTGTGCATAAGTACGCACACCAGACACAACTTTGACTTTGTTACGAATACGACTGTCTTTAAAGAATGCTTCTAATCTGCGTTTGAACTCTGGGTGTAGTAGTTCGATGTTAACGTGTTTACTCGTCGTTGGTATCATCTTGTTCTTCTGTTAGCTTTCTGATTTGTACTGCTTGTACGCAAATCATTAATTCTTTTGGAAATTGTCTTTCTATTTCTTGGAGTACTTCTACTGGGGTAAGTTCCATTTTTATCCTTCTAACGTTGTTACTCTTGCTGAAAGTTCTTGAACCGCTTTTACTAACGGCGCTATTAATTCATTGTAACGCAAACCTTCACTAGCTGGGTACGTTTCTTCATTCCCGTCTGCGTCTGTTCCAGTAGCTTCAGCGTCTTGACACCACACAGCTCTAGTAGCTGCATCAGAACCAATAGCGCTAGCTACTTCTTGAGCCAAAAATCCCATGTGAGTTCTTGTCCCTTTGTAACCGCTTCTTGCATCCCATTTGTATGTAACAGGTCGCAAAGAATCAATAAACGTTAAACCAAGATCAATGTTTGTAATAGCTGTTTTGTCTCTTTCGTCAGACGTTTGAATAGTCCCATTTGTAGCACGAACATCATCCCATCGTTTAGACGACGTTCCTAAATCATAAACATTGTCATCGTAGGGGCGAAGATCACCGTCTGCTTCGACAACAGTTCTAAATTCACCTGCTGTCCTAATAAAAAAGTTTGAACCTGCTTGCTCAACGCCAATTCTAAAATCATCGTTGTTGTTCATACCGCAAACACCCAAATCAGTGCCGTCAGAACCTTCAAACAAAATTCTGTTACCAACAGTAGCACTACCACTACGTTTAAGTTTCATTCCATTTAACTCATCGTTCGTAATGACTAATTGACCAGTAGATGAAAGGTCCATGTGTTCTACTGGTGAAGCACCGTCAACTGCTGTTTTGAAAACTATGCCACAAGCATCATTATCATCCGTACTGCTACGTTTTTCAGCCCCAATCGTTGCCCCAAGAATAGTATTACCAGACGACCCTGAAGGAATATAAAAATCAATTCCGGGTCCAGCTCCGGCTGCTAAATCAACATCATTTGTTTCAATTACTTTTAACTCAAGAACCGTGTCTAACGCCGCAGTGTTAACAACATGTTTTTGAATTGTTTGATGTTCAGCGCTTTCATCCCATTCCCAAAAAGAAGTGGTCGTAGCGCCATGGAACTTAACATCGTAACCAGTATCGTCAGCACCAACTGTGATTGTGTTATCTGCTTGCGTTGGCTTTGCAAAAGTAATTTTTTCAGAACTATCGGTAGTAGTAAACGTAATATACGCATTATCAGCTTCCTCGATAATCAAAGCAGAAGCCTGGTTATCAGGAATTTTAATAGAGTTCTCACCAGCATTCGTAAATTGCAACGCACCATCAGCGCCACCAGACAACACTAAATCGCCAGCAATATCAGCAGAGCTAGACAAATCAAGCGTAGCTGCATCTAATTCACCAGTTAGCGTAACGTTACGGAAACTAGCAATGTCCTTATCAGCATCAACAACAACAGCTTTAGAAGCAACCACCGTTCCAGCAGTAGAACCATCAAGCAAATTAAGTTCAGCAGCACTTGAACTTACCGCAGTAGAACCCAAAATTAAATCACCTTCAGGGATAGTAACATCACCAACAAACGTAGGTGTCGTATCCCAAGCAGAAGTACCAGTACCAGTACCAATTAGCACAGCACCAGAAGTAGGCGTGGTATCACCAGTACCCAACTTCTCCTCAATCTGCAACACAGCACCATTTACATTATTATGAATCGTCGCATGGTTAGGCGAATTAAGAGTATCAGAATCCGCTATATTATCAGGAAGCTCATTAGGATCTCTGTCTAAATCACCCGGAAATCTAGTTGCCATTATTCACCTCTTATGGAGTTAAGTCAATCGTAAAAATACCGCCAGCATTAAACGCAATCGTAAACGTTCCATTACTCGACGAGAAATCAGAACCAAAATCAATATATGCAATAAGCGGATCATCAGTTAAAGAATCATCATAAATTACAGCGCCCCTAGCGCTTGTAATTGTTGCAGAAGACCATGATGTGTCAGCAGCATCAAATTTGATTGTGCCACCTGTCTGCGTTAAAGACAAACTACTTAGCGTGTTACCACCTGAAGTGTACCCTGTCCCAGAAACTTCGTTAGATACATCGGCTTTAAAGTCATGCGCCCCAAAATCAGGGGTGTACGACGACGTAACCAACATAATCTTGATCGTGTCACTGTCCAGGTCTAACGCAAGAGTATTTTTCAAAGCGTTAAGAAAAGTTATTCCATAAAGACCACTAGCCATCAGCGTTCTCCTCGTCAGTTACAACGCTGGCTTTTATTGTCTCAGCAGCTATAACTACATCTACTTGTTCATCTTCCATGATTCACAATAATAATCTAATCGAATGCAGAAAGATAGAGGGTAGGCTAACCTCCCAGTACAGTCAGCCTACCCTGCTATCTAATTAGGGCTATTAGTTAGCGCCTATTGAGGATGATGTTTCAATCCTTCGGATACATTCCTCACGGAATCTTCCGTATCCTACAAGGTGATACCAACCTACTGTGTTGAATCGACGCAAGCTGTCGGTTACAGGACCGAACACGATGCTTGGGTCCGCACCGAAACCGGCTGCCCGGCTGTGTGCTTTCGCAAGAGCTTGTCTACCAACTATTACAGTTTTGTATTCATCAACATTGGAAGCACCAGCGTCAGCGGTTAGCGTGATTCTTGGTGTTTCAATGAAATCAACTCCACCGAATGTACCGATGCTACCAGTGCGGACACCAGCTCCATCTTGGCGAATTTGATGTTGAATAACGTCAGTTACGGCTGTAGCTTTACGCAGATCGTAGGAAACGTCAGGGTGGATAAATCCAACGTAAACGTTGCCGTCAAATGCAGGCGCAGAAGCAGTCCGTAGGTTAGCTACACACTGTCGAACAAGATCAGCGGTGATAATGTCACCTGCTGCTAGTTCTCCTGTAGCGGTTGCATCGCCACCGTATAGAACGTTGCTGCCTTCAGTTACGATGTCGTGAACAATCTTATCCAAGCTGTCACCCATGTTGTAACCGATAATATTAGCAGCGTCAGCGTCTATGTTTAAGAAGCTGGTTCCACGTGCTTTAGCGGTGGTTTGTATTGTATTACCGTACTCAGCAAGTGTTACTGTAACTTGTGCATCACCCATTGTTGATGGTGTGAGGTCAGAAGTTTCAGAAATTGCTGAAGTAGCTTGTGATAAATCGCTGTACTTTGTGAACTTAACGCTTGCTCCAGCGTGCGATTGGTTTGTGGTTTTCACATCGCAAACCATCTCAAAGAGAGGTTGTGATCGCAACGCAAAGTAAGCGAGCTGTTCAAACGCTGCATTACCAGCGGAGTTCAGCGAACTCATTTGTGTTATTGCCATTAGGCTATCTCCAATTAAATTTGGAGCCTACCTCACGTCATTGCGTTAAAAGTACCGCCATTGGCTTCCCACAACTGTCGTAATTCATCAACATTTTTAGTTTGTCTAATTAAACTCTCGAATTGAGGATCTGCCACAGGACCAGCATCATCACTTGCCTCAGCGATTCTACGCTCCGCTTCAACTTGCTCTGCAAACTGCGCCTGTTGCTCTACCATTGACGTATTCGCCTGGCTTACCACATTCGATAAACCTGCGCTTTGAGCCTCAGCCTGTATCGCTTCAACATTTAGCTCGCCTTCGTAGCCTTTCATGAAATACTCAGTCATCTTATTAGATGGATCTAAGCCAGCATCACGAAACACTTCTTTGCGTTGCATCTGTTGAACTTGGGCTTCAAGCTCATCAGCCCTCTTAGCTTTCGCTTCGAGTTCTCTACGCCAATTAGGTTTGGATTCGGTACTTGAAACTTCTTCTGTTTCAGTAGACTCTGTTTCCATTATGTCACTCACCTTCTCATACACGCTAACAACGGTGGAATGCTAGCGGAGTTTAATTTGTTGTGAACGGCTCACCCTCTTAACGGGGCAGATCACATAACTAAATATAGGCAAAATGAGAGTTTGAGTCTATACCCTACTAATTTTGTGCTGATCCAAGACCAGTAGCGCCCATTCCGGTTACCAAACCACCGGCTCTTTGTTCCGCTGCTGCTTGTCTACGTTGCCGTAATCTACGCACTTGAGCGGTAGATTCTGAGTCTAAACCAAACGACGCTGCTGCTAACTCTGTTGAAGTCACAGCATTCTGTTCACCGAATACTTGTTGTGTTAGACCTGCTTGTTGACTTAAACGCTGTGATATTTCACGTTGTTGTACGTTCTGCCCGGCTAGTTGTCGAGCTACACCTGTGCCTATTCCCTGGCCTGTGGCTTGTATTGCTGCTGCTGATAAGCCAGCGGATTCCATTTGTAAGCGTTGTTCTATTACGTTTACGCCTCTGTCAGGGTCTAGGAAATACGCTATGAGTTCTCCGTCGTTTTCTGTTCCTATGCCGTACATTTCACGCAACTGGTTTTTGAGTTCAGGGTTGACGTTGGATACGGCTGTTGTCGCCATTGAGACTCGTTGTGTCATTTCGGCAGGTGATACATCGTTGCCGATAAAGTCTGCAAAGTCGTCAGGGTTGTCGTAGAAGCCTTCTGGTAGTCCTGCTGCTGCCATTGTTTGACGGTAGTCTCGTTCTAGTCGTATGTATTCTGCTGGGCTGATAGCTGGCAGTCCTTGTTGTCTGCGTAGTTCCAAGCCTTTGAAACGTTCTTTGAATACGTCTGTTTCTTTGAGTTGGATCATTACGCTGTCTGTCGAAGCGCCTTCCATTAAGAAACGGTAAGCGTCTCCTGCTAGTCCTTCTAAGCCATAGGTGGCTAATGTGTCTCTAATAATTGTTAGTGCATCTCTGTCATCTTGGGTTTCTTGCGCTTCCATAACAGCATCATCTGTTAGCACTGTATCTTCTTCTTCAAACGCTTCAGTAAAAGCTCTTACATCTCCCATGCCCATTACGCTACCTCCCCAAACGTTTGCCCAATAGAGAACGACAACGCCCTCGCCTGGTCTTTAGCATCATCAGTCTGTTGCCACTCAGGAAGCGCACGAACAAAGTTCCGAACCTCAGAAAGAGTCATTGGTCTAGCATTAGTACCAGCATCAGGAATGTACTCAATAACATCAGAAAACTCATCCAACATATCCACCTGCCTGCCAAGCATCTGCTCAATCTGATACTTGTACGGTGAGAAATACTGATCCGGTGTAATACCCATTTGATTAATAACTTTATCTAACGTCGGGAACCTAGATACAGCAGTAGCTTTCAAATACTGCTCATACTCTGTTTGCGTAGCTTCCCCAGTGTAAATCTTCTCAGCCCAATCCTGAGCTGTATCTTCTGTCTGTGGCACATAGTATTTGTACGCTAACTGTTCTAACGCATCTCGACCTGCTGAAAAATCAGAGAACTCATTGGTTATTTCGTAGTTAGCTAACTGTCCGATAATCATTTCACGGATAGCTTCTGTGTCTTCACTATCACCGTTTTGCGCTAGTGTTTGCGCTAAAGAAAATGCGTCTTCTTCGTTTAAATCGAATCCTAGGAATTGTGCTTCTTTGGTTAGTGCGTCTGTTGTTGGCTCTAGGAACTCTTTTCGTTCTGGGTCGCTCATTTCGCCCCACATGACATCGTATGTTCGTCGGGCTACGTCGGTTGTTTGCCACCATTCTGTTTTTTGTAGGAGTCCTTTGACTCTGGTCATGCTGGTTATGCCGTTGTTGACGATGTAGTCCATTAACCCTATTTGGGATTCGGCTGATTCGTCGTCGTAGCTGACGATGGTTCCGTCTGCTGTTACTCCGATAAGCATGTTTGTTGCGTGTTGTCTGAAGAAGTAGCTTGCTCCTCCGAATTGTTCTTGGAGTAGTGAGTATATTTCATCTCGGTCTGCTTCTCGTTCAGCCATCATTCGAGCAGCATTAGAACCACCCCCACCGGAACTGCCTAGTTGGTCATCTGTTGATTCTTCTTCTGCCGGAACTGTACCTTTTGTACCTGGAACAGATTGCCCTAAAAAACCTGCAAAGCCAGCAAAAGCATCATCACCTTTAGCCATTTCCTCGCTAATAATTGCTGCGCCACCTTGGTCATCAAAAACTTTGCCTGTTTCTCTTGCTTGTGCAAGACCTTCTAAACCTCTTTCAAGCGTTTCAGCTTGAGGTGAAGGAGCCGCTTGCGTATCAGACGAAGTAACAACATTTTCTGCTGTTTCAGGAGATTGAATTAACTGACTAATTACTTCTGGTTTATCTTTATTAAGCACCAAGGCTGCAACTGTTTGAACATTCTGTTCTTCATTTAACGCTTTATAGAAATCATATTTAGGAGCAAAACTTTCTCTAATGTCAGTTTTAATATTTTCTAATTCAGTAATTTCTAAACTTTTAATATCATAATTAGACTGGTCTAACCCTACAGAATTAACAACGGTTATTACTTGGTCACGGATTTTATCTAACGCTGGTTCTGTGTACTCAACATCTCCAGCAAGTATGCCAATAATTGTGTCAATGTACTCTGCTTGCTTATTAGCTTCTTCAAGTTCTTTCTTGGCATCGTTTACAGCAGATTCATAATCTTTATATGTTTGAGTGTTACCAGTGTATTGAGATCCAAGAGAAGGATAATAATCATTGGCTGATAATTCCCCCGCAGGTTTTACTTTCTCACGTTCTATAACAGCATCAAGATCAAATAAAGTCATCGACGACCTCCAATACCAGCAGCCTGCATAATCAAAGAAGCAGCATTAGCATGATCCATAGCACCAGCCTCAACCGGAGCAGCATCTCTAGCGAACTGTTCAGCTTGAGCGCCAACAGCGATACTAGCAATACCAGAAGCTTGCATACCATGAATCTTAGAAACAAAGGATTTCATCTCATCATTCGTCATTTTACGACCAAGCACAGACGCAGACGCATCATTCAACGCTGCCTGCAACCCAGCCGGGTCCATATAATTCACAATTCTTTTAGGAGCATTCTCAGCATCTATCTCAGCTACACGATCTTGGAATGCTTTTGCGAGTTCAGCAGATGTCATTTCACCAACATCTCCTCGTCGAAGAATGTCTAGAAAAAATGTGTTGTCGTAGGCTACTGCTTCTTCAGCTAATCCAATAACTCCCTCAACAACAGTTTGAAAATTAGGTATATTTAACGAACCGTCATCGTTAAAAATTTGTTCGTAATCTCCTCCGTATGAGCCAGGTATATTAAGAAAAATTTCGTATGCAATAGCTTTCTGCTCTTGCTCTCCTAACGCTCCAATAGCTTGACGTATAGTATCTGACATGATCGCAGATTGTTGCATTTCAACTTCTGCACCACGACCTCTTCGAGATGGACCTGCTGCGGAAGCTTTAGTGTCCATTGGTACAGTTTCATACCCTATAATGCCTCTAACAGCACCATACGCAGCCGAACTTGCTTGAGCAGCAGTAACACCGTATTGATCTTCAAATTTTTGTCCGTAATTTTCTGCCATTTATACCTTCATTAAAGAAACAAAACTGTTTTTGGGTATCATGTCGTTTTCAAAATATCTGTCGTACACAACCGAAAATTCTGGTCGTTTAGATAATTCTTCTTTTTCTCTTTGCCAAAACAATAATAGGTCAGCGTTAGTGCCAGATTCTAGATTCAAGCTTCCATTTTCCTCAGCGTGTCTACGAACTAGTTCTTGTTCGATAAAGCCACGCAGTTCAAAGTAATCAATTAAATGCCTGGCCGATGGTCTGGTTGTAGTTAAGTCAGAGAACTTATCGTCACTTAATGCAACGACAAAGCCTTCGATGACTCTAGCCATTTTGCCTTCATCTCTACCTGAATCCCAAGCTTCACCCCATAACGGATGTTCTTGCCGTATTAAATCTATTTGTTCTTGTTTAAATCGTTGCAGATCAGACATTGCTGTACTGTTCAAACTGTACGGCAAACCTAAAGCTTGTCGATCATCTTGTATAGTGCGAATAAAGTCACTTAACTCTGTGTATTTAGTCCAGCCTTCGCTAACGTCAACGCCTTCAATAAGCGCTTTCGGTGATTTAAGTTCACGACGTTTCAAACCCGGAGTTAACGGACTTACATCCATTGTGGTTTGGCGACGATACGCTGCTTGATTAAACAAGTACTCCTCGTCTTTACCGCCAAGACTTAACGTCACCCACGCACCTATTTCAGGATGTGACTGCACAAGGTCTTGATACTTTATGTACGCTTCTTCTGACACAGCAGACGCAGCAACACCATCGTTCAATTTAGTCATTCGACTAGTTAAGTACACGAACTCTTCTCCGTGTTCTTCTAAGAACAACGCTGTTCCTTCGTCGTAACCGTGTTGTCGTTGCAATTCTTTAATTTGTTCCATTAAATCTGCGTAAGGTGAAAGCATTGTTGTTGATGTAGGTGAGAACAAGCCAGCAGCAGATCGGAACATAAAGAACTGCTCTGCACGTTCTTCAGATTCTTTAACTCTTTGCAACACCCATTGCTCGTTACCTAAAAGACTTGAAATGCCACCAGGCGTTGATTGCTCATACTCTGTTAATACTTGTTTAAAGAAGTATGTTACTTGCCGTTTCTTGGCTGGTGTGTCCATGTAAATGTTGCGTAGGTTCTGAGCGTATGCTGGAGCGAAACTTGCAAATGTTTGTTCAAAGAAACCGCCTTCAGGATGCCCAAATGGAAACATAAACTTAAACGTGTCTTCTAATGAAGGATCTTCTAACACGGCTTGCCTAATAGGTATTGACGCTAACGGTCCAACACCCGGAGTTGTTGACTGAAGCATTGACGCTAAACCCTCTTTGCTAAACCTAATATCGTTATCTATTAACGCTTGAGATAACGGACCAGGTGTTAATACGCTTGCAAGGTTTTTGACTGGTTGCGGTAACCTAAACACAATATAGCTTTGCGTAGCGAACTCACGTTTTTCTTCGTCAGTTAAATCACGACCTAATTCTTCTCGACGTTCAGCTATCTTCGCTTCATCGTATTGGTACACTTCTTCCATACCTAAGTATTTGGCGTTCCACGGTGTCTGATACATGTTGACCATTTTGCCTACAAAGTAAGGATTTTCTGTAGCGAGTTTGCTCCATCTACCTAACACTTCTTGCCAAGCGTTAAAGAATGGGAATATGTTTGCTGTGATTTCAGCGAACCTTGTTTCTTCAGCTAAATCATATAACAGATCTCTGGTTTCTTTGAGAGCTGATTTTCTAGCTTGGTCTTCTATCTTCGTTAAGCTTTTTTGCGAAATGTTTACCATGCCGTCAGCGTCTGTGTATAAGGCTAGTCTGCGGTTTACTTCTCGTTCGTATTTTGTTCTGTAGTATGGGTTTCTTGATAGTTGATCGGCTGGTGTTTCGCCTAGTATTTTGAACATGTTTTCAACGAACTCTCCCATAGCTCCGGTGAATGCTCCTCTGCCGTAGTCTATGGTTCGCATGTTTGGTGACGTTGATTTACCAAAGTTTGTTATGCCTGTTTGTTCACGAAATTGTTCAACAATAAATTTTAAATCAGTTGTAGGAGCGTAGAAGCCTGCGTCTACTTGTTCTTTAAAGTCTTTGCGTAGGATTGTTTCTACTTCGTTCCAAGTGACATTACCGCCTGCTGCTGCCTTCGCACGCAAATCGTCAAAGCCGTAACCAGCAGGCAATATCTCATTAAATTCATCAATAATGTCTCTAGCTTTTTGTGTAAAGTTAACAACGTCAGGTTCAGTATGGTATTTAATTGCGTCAGTTAAACCAAGCCTTGCTCTCAAATCAGCATTTTCACGCAACAACTTAGCTAAACCTTCAACATCGTCAGACCAGGCAAGTTTGTAAAATTCAGGATGCCTGTCACTGATCTTTGTGGCACGCCCAAGCAAAGCATCCCAGCCTTTAACGTATTGCGATTTTGTAGTGCTTGCAGAAGTTATATCCCAGAGTTCCCAGTCAGCGTCAACAAATCGAAGGATTTCACGCTTTTGTGCTTGAGTAACGCCTTGCATTAATGAAGATGTGCTTCTAGTTGATGAAACAGACGCAGAAATAATTTCACGGAAGTCAGCAGTATCACCGTATCCGTTACGCAATGTCGCACCGTATACGCTCATGTTAGCCATGCCAGCTTTGTCCATTAACACATGCGCTCGTTCTAAATTGTCAGTAATGTCATCAATGTTTTCAATACTTACCCCTTCAGGTGTAATGACATCAATGGCTTCTCGCATACCGTCGGCTCTTGAAAGCATTGTTTCTGCTTGTTGTCGAAGACCTGCGTCACCGTTTTCTAACGCTTCAGATAATAGTTTCCTAGCTTCTACTTGCAGTCCTTCTGCGACTGTTAACCCGGCTTGCCGTCTTGCTACGTTTCGTACTCGTTGGTATCGTCTAGCTCCGTAAATAGTTGACCAAGCTATCGCTGGCGTAAAGCCAAACAATGCTGAACCTATTGCTAGCCTCGCTAAACCTGCTTTAGTCATTAATTGTTGTGTTGGTTTAGGCACGAACTTGTCAACTTTAGTTTGATTTAAATTTATTTCTTTAACTGTTTTATCAATTAAGTTATCTATCGTTACGCCTTTAGATTCGTAATGCCTTAAAGCATCGCCCAAATTTTTAACATTAGCGTTTTGCTCAACGGCTTCATCAAATATTTTAGGAACAAAATCATCAAGTCCCATCTCAACGCCACGGGTCGCATACACATTACGCATATCACCAAAGCCACCAATAAGATTACGCAACTCATTCATCACACCCAAATCAGCAGCACGACGCAACGTTTCATCCAACTGCACACGACCAGGCCATTTAGGAGTCAACAACACGAAAGGTCGCCAAATTTGCATAGTTGACGTAGCTAACGAACTACCAGATGTTCCGACAAGCCTAGCCCCATCTTTAGTTTTCTGTAACGTTCGTGTCCTACGATTACCAAACTTATTAAACGTTCTATTTATTTCAGTATTGACAAGATCCCAACGTGGCATAACGCCTGACTGACGCATCTGCTGAGGAGTCATACCTGTCATAATTGTATGAATAGTTTTTGTTTCAGGGTCTTGCACTCTATACGTTGTTTGTTTATTTGTCGCTGATATTGTTCGACGGCCAGGTCGGTCAGTGTCCATGCCTTTTCTAGCTTGACTAGCTTCGTTAATTGTTCTACCGCTTTGTAAACTATCCCCTATTGTCAGTTTCTCATCAATTTGTTTCTCAATTTGCTTTCTGGCTTCTATCATGTTGTCAGCTAAACCAGATTTCATACCTTTGCTTGTTTTACTAATAAGTTCATCTGCTTTCCGAGACAAATTATCAACAGTGTTATCAAATAATTGTTTAAACTGAACTGGGTCACTACCTCTAGCAGTTATCCTGGCCCACTCACCAAGCAACTGGTCAATTTCGGTTCTAGTAATAATTCGTTGGTTTCTAGCTTTGCCTGCTACTTTGCCCGGTATTTTAACTCTTGACGCTGCTTGAAGCATTCTTTCAAATTGTGTAAACGCTTGGGTGTCTTGGAAATCTATTAACGCTTGAGGGTTACGTTCTGAGAAGAATCGTAGTTTGCGGAAACCTAGAGGATTGACAACGCTTCTAACGTAGTATTCTTCGTATCCTCCGTTAATGTCTTTTCTATCTCCGAAACGTTTCTCTAATCGATTTATTGATCTGGTAAAATAATCTCCGAATGCGTCTGTGTAAACTTTAGCAACAGACGCTGTTGGTTCGGCTATTGATTTTAATTGAGCTACTTTCATGTTCTCTAAGCCAGCTATCCGACGCAACATCATTTCAGTCAAATCTTGAAGATCAGCGTTCGTGCCAAGAATGTCAGGATACTTCAAAGTAGGTTGACCATTCTCATCAAACACTTTCCTACCTTGAGACTCAATCACACCTAAATAACCGTCGTACATGGTTACCCAATCAACGTCATTTAAACCAGCAGATTTCTCAGCGACTTCTTTCTCTAACCGAGCTTTCTCAGCTTTTAGTTCTTTCGTTACTGCTTTTTCAACATTTTCACTATCAGCTATTAACTGCCTAACGTCATCTAAATCATTTACTGCTGACAAAAAACTGTCATCTGTCATTAACGCTCTGGCAGCGGTTGCTGCTTCGCCAACTTCACGAAACACGCTCATGTCACCCATAACGAACCTAGCGTTTAATCTTCTTGCTTGCGGAGTAGCACCATTAGCTATCGCAAACGCTGCTTCTTCAGGCATCCTGCTACCTTTACGACTTAACGTTTCCCGAAGAATACTGAATCGTTTATCAGTCGCTATTTTCGCTGCATCAGGGAGCAACACGCCACTTCCGTCAAAACCGTTACTAGCTTTCACATAATCTGCGCTAACTTCATCCATAGCTTGCTCAACTTTTTGCCACCCCTTACTATTCAAGTAACCGCCTCTAGCAACACCATCAGCTCCGACAACACCGTTAATTCGTTGCGACACAACTTGTTGCCCGACAAGGTTCCTAGCAGCAATTTGTTGATCGTTTAAACGTGGCTTACCTAACAAAGTTTGTTTAAATATGCCACCGCCAGGTGTGTAAATTTTTTGTGGAGCTATGATGCCACCCATTTTTTCAAAGTTAGATCGACCTAAATGCGTTACGACATTGCCAGCGTTGTCTAAAGAAGCGATAACTGTTTTGCCTCGCAGAATGTTTGCACCGCCACCTAAAGCTATAGCCATTGGATCAGCGAACTCTTGGAAGAAATCTGCTGTTCCTGAAATAAGGTTAAATAATGAATCTTCTCGAATGTCGTTGTACGCATCCTCATCAAACGGATCTATGTTGTATATGGCAGCAGCGACGGATTGACCAAACGTTCTTTTGTCGTTTATTTCCCAAGCTGAAGCCCATGTTGACCCATCAAACAATTCGCTTATGTCAGTGCCTGATATGCCAGCGTTAATAACTGTTGCTAATGTTCCTAGCGGTCTGTCAACAGCGTTTTGTATGGTCCAGTCCCATGCTTCCATTGTTGGTTCAAGCACAGTACGAAAAGGTTTACGCACAAACTCAGGTAACCCTCCAACAACAGAACCAACGATTCCTTCAGGACCAAACGCACCGCCAATGACTTGCCCAAGTAAATCTTCTTGCACTGAATCAACAAAAATCTTGATACCTTCACCGGGATCAGTCGTTGCTTTAGCTAACGCTCTGCCTGTATCGTAAACAAATTCAGCGCCTCCACCGACAACGTCTATAACACCGCCGACAACACCACCGACACGATCAAAAAAACCCATTATTGATCCTTATTAATAAAATCTTCAGTGTTTCCTACAAATGCTCTCATTTTACGAACAGTGTTACGCAACTTCGGATTAGCGAAAGGTTCAGAAGCCATAGCCTCTAACGCAGGCAAAGCAGCCATAATACGCATACGACGTTCAATCGTGATTTCAGGTGCAACAGGTTGATTAGGTAAACCAGCAGTACCAATAGGTTCAGCAGGTCTTTCCGTAGGTCGATTAAACGCTGACTCGCCAGGTCGCATCGTAGGTATCTGCGGTTCTTCCATTTCAGGCAACGCAACAACACCCTGCGATTCTTCCTGCATTTTTGCTTGACCGTACTGTTGACCAGTAGCAGTCTGCGTTTTCTGACCTTTACCTTTTCGTGGCATTACAACGCTCCAAGAAGTTCACGCAAACCGGCTGCCCCTCCCTCGGCAGGAGGCGGTGCTACCATAGCTTCTGCTCCTGCTCCGGGCTGGGCTATGCCAGGTTGTGCTTCAGGGGATGTGGGAGATACCATTTCGGCTTGACGTTCCTGCGCTTCACGCTGTACTTTCTCAACAGCTTCAGGCAATTCCATTCTGTCAGACTTAACGAGTTCAATAATTCGAGCAACATCAGACGGCGGTATAGCCCCCGACGCTGCTTGCTGCTGAATGCCAGCCAACAAACTTTGCTCTAATTGTTCAGACGTAACAGCGTCACGTTCAGATTCAACATCCTCAACCAGAGGATCTATTTTCATAAAGGATTCTTTCGACATCGTTCCCATTGCCAGCCTTTGACCGCCAGCGATAACAAGATTATTAATGTCAGCCCCAGCGTGACTATAACTGACCACATTGTCATCTGTCGTAAAGTGCTTGTTCGGAACATAATCTACCTTGCCTTTTACTTTGCCCATAGAAACATAGAAAGACTTAGACTTATTACCTGCATGAGCTTTTGCCATAGCAATAGCTATCTTGTTTTCTGTTTCTAACGAGCGAGCAAGGATACGTTGCGATTCCTGAACAGCGAAATCAACAACAGCGGAAAGCACAGCATCACCACGGCGACCAGTACGAATGTTACTCGTAGACTCGCCACCGAACTCGGCAGGGACACCAGCAGTTAAACGTTGCGCTCTTTCCAAACGATCAATAGCAGGGTTCGTCATGAAACCTGGCTGTAATTGCATGTCTCGCAAATCACCGCCACGAAGAACACCAACCTCACCTGTCAACCCATTCGCAGGGTTAATAATAGTTGGTTGTTCACCAGCACGACCCACTAACCATGTATCAGGGAAAATACCCTTTTGCACAGCTATGACTTCTAAAGCCATAAGCTTTGCTTGTTGTTGATACATTCCTAGTATGCCGTCAAACTGACCGTTCGGTTCATCTAACGATATTCGCTGTGACATGATGACCGGGCAAACACCTGTCAAGTTAGGTGTGCGTTCCAGCTCTGCAATAATTGGTTCGTGATTATCGTTCATTGTATGCACGCCAACACTATGAGCAGGATTGTGTATTGCTATTAAAACGTATTCTTCACGGTCAACGTATTCGATAAGTTCAACAGGTCTGTCATTGTCGTATGGTGCTTCGTTAACGCCAGCGAATCGTAACGCAGCGTCAGGATAATGTCTACGAATCCAACCTTGCGAACGCTCATAACCAAACACGCAATCAACAGGACTCATTTCATCAGGTCCACGCAAATTAGACGGATACGCTGTTAACGGATCACGCACATTCCAAGTAGGACAATTTTTTTCATGGTCAAACCGTATTTGCACAATACTACTTGCATATCCGATAAGATGCCTTGCACGTTTTGCAAGTTGCATATCAATGCGAGAGTTCTGCCACCAACCAAACAAAGCTTTGCGGCGAATCGCAGCGAACTTTTGCGCTTGCTTCGATGACTCATCTTCAGGTGGGCAAACAATATCAGGAGTAACAGACGCTATACGCATAGCAGTCTGATCCAAACCCTGCGCTAACAAATTAGCAACAGATGAAGCTTCCGTAGAATCTATTTCAGGTAACGGTACGATAACGTCACCGTTGTAATGGTCACGGATAAGACGCATGCGTTCTTTGACACCAGCATGATTAGATGACCGTGTGTAGTACAGGTCTACGATTTGTTCAGCGCTTTTCATGTATTAGCTTTCTGTTACCCACGAAGGTCGCCATTGCTTCACTGGTTCAAGCATAGGCGTATACAATTTTTCAAGGTTATGTTCTACGAACCATTGTGCCATCACACAGTCATCAGTTCTAGACCCTGTACCTTCTGGGTTCCATTTTGTTACCTCATTCACCAACAACAAGGAATGAGGTCTAGCATCAGTTCTTTGCTTACCAGGCAATCGAATACGACCCAACCTGTACAACGGAGCCAGCATTTGCACCCCATACTTCGGGTCACCCTTGTTACGAGAGTGCGTGTAGTGCGGTACTAGCTCTACACCTCGTAGAGCTGACCACCTTCGGAAATGATCGTACTGCAAAATAAACTTTTGAGCTGCGTTAGCTTCGACTATCCAATGCGTAATAGGGTGACCTATCTCATTACTTATCTGCCACCATTCTTCAGCTATGCCAGTAAACTTTTGTGTGTCATGGTTCCAGTCAAGGAACGCTGGTGCATCCATTTTGCGACGATACGATTCCAACAAGTACCTGTATTCGCTGTCAGGACAGTACGCCCAGCATTGCAACGCCCAAAAATTAGATGGTGACGGGTCAGCAGACGCTACGACCATTACATCACCGGGCAAATAGCGTGGCACTTCCCACAAATCACGGTCAGTGTCCCAACAACCAATGTAATCGACACCGTTTTTGCCTTGCCCGCCAGTAATCCAAAGCGGATCTACAAGCACTGATGCAGGGTCAGAGTCCTCTTGCTGGTACAGTATTTCGTATCGGTCAGGTGTTTGTGCTTTCACATGCCGTATTTTTCGCCACGGCAACCGTCGAGGATATAACAAACACCCTTCAGGGTATGGAGGAGCGTCTAAACCATGTAACTGTTCACATTTATCCTCATAATGAGCTTTATATTTAAGATGGCTGTACTTACGTTCGCCTTCACCATCTACCTTGTCATTATCTACTTCGGGTGCATCGTAATCCTCATCTAACGGAGCAAATTTATCTAAAGCATAACGGTAAATATCGTCAGAAGCCATACGCTGACCCTGCAACACAAGCAAACCACCCGGCTCTAACCGTGTTTCAGCTACCTCATCCCACCAACGATACATGTCAGAACGAGATTCCGAGTTACGCATCTTGCGAGGATCCCAAACATCATCCCAAATAATAAGATCAAAGCGACCACCTAGGAAACCAGAGTCCATACCGAACGCTGACCATGACGGTTCTTTCTGCGATAAGGCTACGTCACCTGGTTGCACAATGGTGAATGCTTCTGCACGCCATATTTCTTTAGCGTCAGGTTTAAACTGACCGAAGTCTTGCTGTAATGTGCGTTCAGCGTCAACCGCTAACCCTAATTTAATGTCGTTTATTTCGGCACGGGCAACATGCTCACGTTCAAACTCCGCACGCAAACGCCGTGTATACCATTCAGCAAGACGTTGCGTTGAGGAACCGAGCATTCCCCTAATACCCCTATTACGGACTGTCGCCCATGCCGGAAGCACCTTAGCGAAAAACGTTGACTTACCGCTGCCCGGCGGTGCATTTATAACAACGTATTCCTCTATAGGTGTTTCAAAAAGCGAAAAAATTTTCTCAGTGGCTTCTATCTGCCACGGTTGTAGGATAATCCCAAAATAGCGTAACGCAAATTTCTCTATGTTGTCCCAACACTCTTGTATTTCAGGATCTAATTCTTCATAGCTAGGTATGTCAGATACGCCTAGCTTGCCGACTTGTTCCTTGGCAACCACATAGTTGCGAGTAGATGCAGCGCCTGATTCGTTATCTCTAGCTGAATGATAGTTAACGCCAGCTTGTTTTGCTGCTTTCCAAATGCTGTTGCTACGTCGAAGAATAAGGTATTCAACCCATTTTTCTACTGGTGTAGCTTTACCTGATGCCATTCATAGCCCAACTGCATCTTTGCCCAACGCCAGCAACAATAGATTCCATGTTGTGATCACTGTCATTGTTTGCCATTTCTTCAACCATTGTATAAAGGTAATCAACTACTTCTTCTAACGAATCTTTCATTTTTTGCCTCTATTCCTGGCCCTATTTTTAGAAGGACTTTCTAAAGTATACCCACCGCCCTTCTTATGCGACACATCTTTGCCACCCTTACCAACAATTCCACGACGGCGACGTTCCTTCTGCAAATCAGCACGATACTTTCGACGTTTAGCAGACTTATGATACTTCGTATCATACGCTTTTTTCTTAGCCCTAGCTTTAGGATTCTTACGATAATACGCAGCCGTAGCCTTAGGCTTTGCTACTTTGCGAGGAGCCATTTACCACTTCACTTTATTAGCCCAATACGCAGCCGACATCTTACCTTTTTTGATGTTCTTCGCATGACGAGCCTTAAACGACCTAGAACGAGCAGTATTGCCTTTATCACCAGTCTTACCCTGCTGACCAAAACGAATAGTCTTAATTTTGTTACCCTCTTTAGCCACAACAACATGCGACTTCGTAGGATGCTTAGGTGTACGCTTAGGTTTGTTATACCCGGACACACCAACCCTAGCCAAACGAGGATCTTTCTTCTTAGGCATTAGCGTTTCTTCTTAGCAGGTTTTCTTTTCTTAGCTGTCTTAGCAGCCTGCTTAAACGCCTTATTCGTAGGCGCACCCTTAGAACCAGGCTTACGCATACGCTCACCAGACCCAGCCTTAATCCTGCGACGCTTCGCATGAATATTCGCATACAATCCTTTTTTCTTAGCAGGCATTACTTTTTCCTTTTCTTAGGCTTACGTTT